AGAATGGGATGAGCCGAAATATCCGTATGGCCGTTATGTTTTAAGTGCAGGAGAAGGCGACGAAAGGATTATTCTGAATCCGGATTACGAAACGCAGCGATGGCAGTTTAAGCGATGGCCGTTTGTTGTTACCCCGCACTACCTTCTGCCGTTCATGTGGCAAGGCCTGAATGCGGTATCTCTCTACAAGAGCACACAGGACATGATAAACATATCTGTTTCTCACATGGTCAATAACCTCAAGCAGTTCGGCGATCCAAGAATAGCCGTCGAGGATGGTGCGATTGCGTTAAATCCAAAGACCAAAAAAGCATGGACTATAAGGTCTGGCGCCGGCGCGTTATTGCGACTGGTTAAGGGCGGGCTTAATAGATACAAGATCGAACCCCCGATGCCCATATCTCCGGCGGCGGCGGCACTATACGACCTGTTCTCGCAGGACTTTAAGAACCTTACCGGAATGCAGGCGATCAGTCAGGGGCAGCAGCTCAAATCAGGGACGACGGCAACAGAAGCGCAGCACCTTGCAATAAACTCGAACGACCGCATTTTTCTCCAGAGTGTGTACGAGGACGAGTGGGTTAAGGAGCTGGCCGGACTGATGGCCGAAATAATGCAGGCCAATTACGACGAGGGCAGGTGGGTACGCATCGTAGGCGAGGACAAGTTTGTCGGAGCACAGCAGATAACCAGCCGCGAAAAATCGGTGAAATACGATATGACCGTCGAGCCTGGCACGACCTTGCCGTTCGACGAGGAAAAACGGATAGCAAAATATGAAAAGGCGTATGTGCTTCTGGCAAACCCGACCGTCAATCCAATGCTGCCGGAAATGCTACGCGTTCTCGATATACCGAATCGCAAGAAAATACTGGCCGAACTGCCCGCGTATCAGAAATACATTGCGTTTATTCAGTTGTATGAGCAGGTAAAGGCCGGACAGATAGCACCGGAGCAGGCCGTAGAAATGCTTATTCAGGCGGCTATGCAGGAATTTGGAGCAGGACAGGCAGGTAATGGAGGACAGGCGGCATGATCAAATTACTCGATACGACCAGAGAGGAAGATTTTCGCGTAGCAAATAGGTACGCCCAGCAGTATATGCGTAAACTGTTTGGGGGCAACGTTCAGGTTTTCTGCCAGTGCGGGAATAAAATCCACTACAACGGAAAACTTTCTTGCGATAAATGCGGCCAGACAATGGATAAGGTGGGTTTCGAGACAGATTATACCGATAGACTTATTAGGACCGAAATCGATATTGCCACAAAAACTTACGTTTTGTACGAGGCTGACCCGGAGGATGAGGGATTGATTCAGTTGCCGGAATTAGGATTTAATTAAAATGAAAGCCAATCCAACGACAGAGACAGTTGACGGAATAGATAAATACAAAGTCGAGAACGCCGCAGAAATATTGATGCGTGCGCAGGAGATAATGGCCGACAGTAAGCTCAAATCTGCAGCCATGAAGATTTTGAAAAAGAAAAAGGCCGCCACGGAAAAGGCGGTTAGCTGGGCGGATGGTTTAAGGAACGGATAATGTTGACGCAGCAGCATATTGAAAGCAAGCAGAAAATATCCGTCTATATCGAAAAACTTCTGGAAAAAGACAGTTTTATTTGCCAAGGGCAGCCAAACGGACAAGCGCCAAAGGGCCAGCCCGAGGCCGAATAGACCTCTCTTGAGGCAGAGACAAAGTGCTCAAAAACCCCAAAAGAAAGGATTGAACAATGGGTACAGAAAACGAAATGCTGGAAAACGGAACACTGGAAAACGAAGACGGTTTGAGCGAACTCGAACAATCACTGGGCATTGAACCTGAACCCGAATCCGAAACTGAATCCGAAACACCGCCAGTCGGTGAGCAGGAAAAAGAAAAGGAATCGGAATGGAACAAGGAAAAGCAGCGCGCTGATCAGGCCGAGGCAAATCTGCGAAAGATACAGCAGGAACGCCAGGCGATGGAAGCCAGGCTTGTCGATGCACAGAAGAAAGCGGAGACACTGGAAGCCAAGCTTTCAGAGTTTGCCAAGGCCAACGATATCGACCTTGATGAAATCGATCAGGATATCACCGACCCCAAGGTAGTCAAGGCACTTAAGGCAATGAAGCAGCAGATCGAGGCTGCTAATTCCCGCGCTGCCGAACTCGAAAAGGTCAAGGAATCCTACGAGGCCAGTGAGCGCAACAAGCAAATTGAATTACAGATCGAAAAAGCCAAGGCCGAAATAATCGAGGATATCGAGCAGGAGTTTCCGGCAAAGTTTCGCAATGAAGCATTGAAGATGGCTGATGAGGTTTGTGCAAAGCGCGGATACTCTCCGGCAGACCGTTACGAGGCACATAAGATTCTGCGGAACTGCTACAAAGAGCTTGCCGCGAAGTCCAAGCCTGCTGAAACCAAAAAAACTGTGCCCACCGATACCGGAACAGGCGGCGGAGCCATTCCGGAAGAAACTTTAGGTACAGGCTCGATTCGTGAGCTTGCACGAAAAATGAAACAAAAACTATGAAAGATAACGGAGACTAAATATGCCTATTAATTTAGCAGTAGCAACAAGAGACCTGATTCGCGGCGGCGTACAGGAAGAAGTTTATCGCAGGATGGCGTTCATTGACGAACTCCAGAAACGCAAGCAGATCATAACTTCAGGCGGCACGGCGATTAGCAAAAATGTCGATTACGCCGAAGTCGATGACCTTGCGCAGTCCTATAAGACCGGCGAGGCATTGACGGACGGCGAAAAAACGATGCTTGCAAAAGCCTCGTTCAACTGGAAAAAAACACAGATACCGGTCAAGTACGACGGCGATGTTGAAATCCAGAACATGGGCGCCGCCAGCGACGAACAGTTGATTGATCTTGCCGAATACCTGGCCACCAAGGCCACTCGCGGCATGAAGCTCAAACTCGAAAAGATGATTGCCAATGCGGGTTCGACGACCACCACGGACTACAACGACACAGGTGCGAATTTCAATTCGATGGTTCACGCCTTGAAGCATGTAACCACCACAGAGAAATACGGCAATATTGCTCGCGGAATTACCGCAGGCAAAAACAACTGGTGGCAGGGCGCCGATGTCGGGCAGATCATCCAGAACGTTGCGGAGGGCACGGCTCCTGCAACTTCGAGTCAGGCGACGGCGGTAAACCTTACGCTTGCCAATCTGCGGCAGTGGATCATCCCTGTTCAGCACAGTATCAGGGCTAAAAAAGACCTCATGGTCGTAATGTGCCCGACACTGTTCAATAAACTGAAAGCGGAATGCCAGGCACAGATGATCTATGAGCCGTCAAAGGATACCGCAAACGTGGGATTCAACAAGATGTACGTTGACGGACACCAGATCGCGGACTGGGATTATCTCGAAACTTCCAGCACAATGAAGAAGTGGGTTTTCATTATCAACCTTGATACATGGGAACTGCATTTCAACAAGGCGCGAAATTTCAAGATGACCTCGTTCAAGTGGGCTGGCGAACTGCCGAACGGCTATGATTACTACCTCGCCCGCATATTGCTGGCCGGCAATCTCTGCTGCTGGCAGCCGAACGCAAATCTGTTTTTGAGTAACGTGTCCTAAACATTAACCATATTAACGAAAGGTAAAAAGATATGGCAGATTCAACAATCAAGTCAATATATCTGGTTCTCGAGGACAAAATGCCTGGCGACGTGAATTTCAATACCGGAATCCCGGTTGATGGATTCGCGGGCGCAAGCCATCACAATGTAGCTTCTCCGGCATTCCCTGTCGGCCAGAAGCGGCAGGTTTACATTGATTCGCTCAAGGGTGATTCGGTTCTGGTATATCTCCAGAACGGCGTAGCGCCGTCAGTGGCGATCGCGGCGGGTCAGGTTATGGTAATTGACGATGCTACAAACAACGCCAATTACTACCCGACCAAGGTAACGGCAGATCCCGACGAGGGACTTCTCGGCGGGCCTGCGGTTATCGCAATCAGCGCAATGACCAACAGCTATTACGGCTGGTTCTGGTGCGGCGGTGTGTGTCCGGTAGGGCACGGCGACATGACGGCGACGATTACCACGGCAACCGACGATTCCATTACCGCCGGCTGTTCGTTCACGACCGGCGACCTGACGGCGGATAAGGCAGGGATAATTATCCACGCTGCCGCCAAAGTCGATGCGGGCTATGCCCTCAAAGCGGACGGCGCGTAATCAACCTTAACAGTTAATTAAAACAAAAGAAAGTGAGGTTTGATTATGGCAGGCTTTGATTTAAGTATCCAGAAGGCTGCGGGAATGTACGGGGCAAGAGTGGATTTTGGCAGTTACGCGTTTACCGGCGATGAGGTTACCGTTGAACTGCCGATTACTCTTAGTACCGTACTGGCGTTCATTGGTACAACCTCGGACGGAACGGTTTGCACCAGTGATAAAACTGTAACGAATGGAGCATTAACGATTACTCGCCCTGCGGGCGGTTCGGCTGATGCGACCTTCGATTACATCGCTCTGGGCTACTAATTACAAAGGGGCGGTTTAGCGGCCGCCCCTAATTTGGAATAATATTATGACACTATCGGAATTGATTACAGAAGTACAGGCCCTTACAGGGCGAGAGGGCGATACGGTTCTCATAACATCGGCCAGAGTTATACGCTGGCTCAATGAGGCACAGAATAAAATCATAAATCGGTGCTATGGCCATCTTGACCTTGAAACCAAAAAGGCCGACGCGATCGAATTGGTTGCCGATACGTATTCTTACGATTTTTCATCTATCAGTCCGGCCATTCATTATTTATTACATGCCTACTGGATTGACGGCAGTGCATCGAGGGAGCTTGATTATCTCGATACAGATAAATTTGACGAAGAGTATCCAAGTCCGTCCGATCTGGCGACAGGAATACCAACCGAATTTACTCGGAGAGGCAGTACGATCGAAGTTTATCCGGTCCCGACCTCTGGCGAAGCCGGAAAATACATACGGCTTGATTATACAAAAAAACCGACAGCATTCAGTTCTGACGATACGACTGCAACGTGTGATATGTCGGACGCCGACCAAGGGCTTATATACTACGCTGTTTCCGAGGCTTGGGCGGCGGTTGGCAATAAGG